GGATATAGTGAATGGACAATTTACAACGGTATACGATACGACGAGCCGCGCAGGTGGGGCAAGATGAAAGCAGCGCCGGATTATGTTGATGTAATGATGCCGTTGGTGCAATGGAAAATTAGTAAGCCCGACGTGTTGGCGTTCTGGGCTGCTCAGGATTTTGACCTGAAAGTGAAGGAACCTTACGGCAACTGCGACTGCTGTTTTTTGAAGGGCAAGGGCAAGCTGGCAACGATAGCGCGAGAGCAGCCGCACCTGTTTGATTGGTGGATAGAGCATGAGCAGAATTTGGGCGCAAATCAAAAGGGCGCATTCAAGGCAGACATTACATACTCAGCCCTGCGCGATGCGGCACAGGCACAGCTTGGAATGTTCGACAACGACCCGTCCTTTGAATGCTTTTGTAATATTGACTAAATGAAATACCCGAAATCATGGAATCAAGTCACGCTCTCGCAGCTTTATGAGCTTGACCTCTTGCGACAGCGAACCGATCTGGACGCGGAAGAGCAGATGAACCAGGTACTATCGGTTCTGTCAGGCACATCGATTGAAGACATCGAATCCATTCCCCACAATGAGCGCATTGCAATCTACAGCCGGATGGATTGGCTTGGTCAGTATCCCAATAAGAAGCCAAAAAACAGGAGGTTCAAGATTGGAGGGAAGACCTATCGCATCGTCTCCAATCCCGCCAACATTTCAGCCGGAGAATACGCCACACTTCAAGTGATTGCATCGGATGGCAATTTCATCAAACACATCAATCAGATTCTTGCCTGTCTGATGGTTGAGCAGAAGAGACATTGGTTCGGATGGGAAGATATTCGGTATGACAAATCGCGCAGTAGCGAAGAATTCCACCGCAAGTCACGAATAATCATGCAGGAATTGTCGGTCGGTCAGGCCTATCCTTACGCGCTTTTTTTTTCGAATCTCTTGCCGGAGTTATTGCAAGTGATTGGTTAGCAATGTTCTACAGGATGGCAGGCAAAGACCTCACAAAGATGGATGCCATAATGTCCATGCCTCTGATGGAATTCTTCAATTACGCTGCCATGCTGAAGACCATGGAAAAAGAGCAGATGGACAGGCTGAATAAGGCATCCAAATTGGGATTCCACAACTATATCACCGCTCTGGCTGCTGAGATGCTATGAAGATCAACTACAAGAGACCTCCGCTTGCGCCCTATCAGAAAGCCATCCTTGACTCACAGGCCCGTTACACCGTGACCTTCGCAAATACCAAGGGGGGAAAAACCGCCTCGCACATCGTATGGCTTTTCGAGCAGGCGTTACAAGGTCGTAAGGGGCAAAGTTTCTGGTGGATTGCGCCCGTATATGCACAAGCGGAAATCGCTTTCCGGCGGTTCAAAGAGCAGACCTCGGCGCGCCTGTTCACCGCCAATGAATCAAAGCTACGGCTTCAGCTACCCAACGGCGCACTGATTGAGTTTAAGAGTGCGGAAAAGCCAGACAATCTATACGGTGACGATGTCTATGCAGCAGTCTTCGATGAATTCACCAGAGCAAGGGAAGAAGCCTGGTTCGCACTTCGGTCTACATTGACCAAGACCCGAGCGAAATGCAAGCTGATTGGGAATGTGAAGGGGAAGAAGAATTGGGGATATCGCTTGGCAGAGAGAGCAAGGCAAGGGGAAGATGGCTATGAATTTCACAAGATAACCGCATGGGATGCTGTCGCAGCAGGGATATTGGAGAAGGAAGAAGTAGAGCAGGCAGAGCGAGATCTTCCGGCCCATGTCTTCAAGGAGCTATACCTTGCAGAACCCGCTGATGATGACAGCAATCCATTCGGCCTGGAGCATATCAATGGCTGCATTGAACCACTTGCACATGGTCCAATTGAATATTATGGTGTGGACCTTGCGAAGAAGAAAGATTGGACCGTCATAATCGGCCTGAACTCACAGCGGAAGGTAGCGTATTTTGATAGATTCCGCAAAGATTGGAAGGCCACCAGGGAAGAGATACAGCGGATAGTGGGCAAGACTCCGGCTGTGATTGACTCCACAGGTGTTGGCGATCCTATTGTAGAAGACCTACAGCGAGTCTGCCCGCGCATTCAAGGCTTTAAGTATACGGCCATAAGCAAGCAGCAGCTCATGGAAGAACTATCAGCCGCCATCCATGGAAGGGAAATCATCTTCCCTGATGGCCCGATCGTAGATGAGCTGAAGAACTTCGAATGGACTCATACCAGGACCGGCATATCCTACAATGCTCCGGAAGGTCTACACGATGACTGTGTGAATGGATTGGCTCTTGCGCTCCACTGCTCCAGAGTGAATAAGAAAGGACTATTCCTATTGACATGAAGACTCCGATGGAAGTGATGGCAGCAGCCCCATGGTGCGAGATGGTGTGCAAGAAATACTCTCCGCTACATTGGAAGGATTTGCGACAGGAATTATTTCTGCTCATTGCGACCGATCTTGCGGAGAAGGCACAGAAAGCCCTGGACAATGGATACTTTGAATTCTTCTACATCAGGTGTGCCTCCAATCTATCCGGCTCTGGAGGAAGGATAGGTAGAATCAACATCGGAGGAGAAGATATTGCAGATTGGGAATTGGTTTCCGAATTGCCCGATGATAGAAGGCAGGCAATTGAGGCAGATGTGCAGGAGAAACTTGATGCCATCGCCTTGGTGCAATCGCAGCAGGATTGGTATGAATCAAAATTAGTGGAGATGTACCTGGACGGATGGTCTGCCAGGAAGATTCATCGAACTACCAAGATTGCCCTGAATGAAGTATGCCGCGTCATTAATACTTTCAAGAGACGCTGCCATCAGGAATACGAATAGGAAGGCACTGCCGTGATTTACATTCTTAACCGCCATCATTGGTAGGTAGATTGCTCTACTCTTTTTCTCGGTCTTACTATGCCTCCCTATTAAATGGAAATGGCCACCCTCTCGGATGGCCATCCATGTCAACCTAAGACAACTATGAACCTTGCAAATTTAGGAGATTGACAGCGAAGTCAGAACACCTGATTGAACAATTTGTGGCGGTTCTTTCTCCGCATGAACGAAGGTCAGGTCGTAACCCGTCATATCGCCCAAAGCTGTACCGCTGCTGTTTGTTCCGTTCGTCATATCCATTCCGCGAGATAGGCCCATTGCCCAATACTGCTCCGCATTGGTCTTCACGATTGCCACCAGACGAGCAACAGACAGCAGCTTCACCTCATTCCTCTTGGCTGTAGACAGCTTCCGCAGTTTGATATTCAGCTCTGTGCTATTGAACACTGTGCCATTCTCGACAGATGCAGTGATGGTGTTCGTGAATGAGGCAGTATCCTTCGGCAATTCGTATTTGAAGAAGGATTTGCCGCCATTGAGAGTCAATGCTGAGATCTCACCAGATGCGCTCGTGTACGAAGAAACAGCTTCGAATTCTACAAGCCAAATCTTGTCCACCCCACCTACGCTGTCCTTGCAATCGTGGCTGAAGCCTGTTGTTAAAATACAGCTCATGGTGTCAGATTAGAGGCTAAAGTAAACGATCTGGTCAGGGAAAGCTACCTGTGTTCCATATTTGAAATTGGCATTGAACACGACATTCTTCTTGATAGGATCATAGATGAATTCGTAATTCTCTTCCTCATTCACCAGGTCAGTGCCAAGGTAGTAATTTCCCCAATAGCTCATGTGAATCTTGTTTGAACCACTCAGACCGGCAAGACCATAGATTTTGATTCCGCTCAGATGATGAGTGATTTCGAATGGATTGTCTTGAACACCGGAGTAATGGAACAGATTCGCGCCCACCAGGTATTCCTTGTAAAGCTTGAACAGGTCAACACCCATGGCGATGAACACATCAGGACGCTTCAGCACTGCTGTAGGAGCGAGGCTGTACATCTTCGCAAGAGCATCGTCAATGTTGCTTGAAGTGAATGAAGTCAGCTTAGTCCAGCCGCCACCGGTGGTAGGATTGCCTTCAATCGGGTCACCAGCTCCACCGAATCCGAGAGCAGTCAGGATTGTATTAAATCCATCGAACTGATTAGAGGCAACAGTGCCTTGCCAGATGTCGGTTTCTAATTCCTGAGCGATGGCAGCAGCTTTCTCAATACCAATCTGCTCGGCGAATGGAACTTCATCCTGTTTGCTCCCGGCCTTCATGTAATTCTGCATCCACTTTTTTTCCAGGGTCTTGGGGCAAAGAGTCTCATACACCTGGATATCACCTACGCTCAGTGTACGAGCTGTAAAATTGGTGCTACCAGAGCTTGACGGTTCGCAGCCTGCGGCTTGGAAGAATACATCAGAACTCAGGATGTTAAGATTGTCAGATACTTTGATTCCAGGGATCACTTGACCAGCTCCTTGCAAGAGCGCGGCTGTCTCGCCACCAAAGAGAGCTTTGGTAAGAATGGGAAGGGAATCTTCTTTACCCCAATCACTGAGACCTACTACTGTAAATGCCATGTTTTATTGCTTGTTTTTAAGATTTTTAAGTGCTTCCGAGAATCGTGCGAGTGATTCTTCTTTCTTGTCTGCCAATGGCTTGACGGCCTTAATCGGCTCTGCTGCAGGGATGGCTGAGAACTGCTCAATCACTTCCACCGTCTTGGCCTGTGCCTCGGTCAATCGCTCCACTGCTTCCACCAATCTCTTGATAACAGATTCTTGGTCACCGAATTTGCTCAGCCATTCATTGCGGAGTGCATTGAATTCATCGCTCATCGCCTCTTCTTCTTCATCTTTTTCATCAATGGCAGTAATTACACCGCCTTCGGTGGTAACGAGCAGGCCATCAGCAGTCTCGTGAGTTCCGTCCGGAGCAGGGACATATTCGCCCTCCGGAGTCTGAACTTCAAGAACAGAACCAATTTCCAAGGATTCACCAGGGAAACGTACAACAGTGCCGTCCACCAATGTGGATTCGGCAAAAGCTACAGCCGGAACTTCTTCTTCCTGTACGGAAAAGCCCAAGAGCTTCTTGATTTCTTTGAGTTTGGATAACGCGTCCATTTCTGATAATGTATTAAGAGTAAGATTGTCGCACTTTGCAAGGATGGAGCGCATGGCATCCAATGTCTCTTCAGCCGGATCGGCAGGCTTATCGGTGAAATATCCCTCTACCGAGAATCCTCTGAACTTGCCATCCTTAATATCTTGCCATACCTGGTCATCCTCTACATAGTATGAGAGAAACCAAGAGCCTTCCGGAGCATCAGACCATGAGTCTGGAGGATTGATGCCGCGCTGTTTGTCAATTATAAATGACTCCATCAGGTACATTCCTCCGACCGGCTTGGCATGTTCGGCATTCACGGCATTGTATTTCTGCTGTGTTGCCCATAGCTTGACAGCTTTCCGAATTGTTTCAGCACTGAACTTGACATAGTACAGACTGCCATCATCTGCTCTTCGCATGATTGGCTTTTCCGCTATCATGGCCGGTCCGGTGATAATCCTGCGCTCCTCAGACTCAATGGCGAATGCCATGCGCTCCTTCTCAATTTGATTCATCTTCGATTCAGACCATCGGAGCATTTCTTCTCCTCCCCACAATAGATAGGAGATAGTGCCACAGGCTTCATCGTCTTCCGGATTATAATACTCTTGGGCCCTGGACAAATAGCTGTAAGTTCTCTTGATTGTGTCCTCGCTCAAGGCTTCACCAGATGCAATCTGTTGGGCCCGATTTTTCCCGACCAATGTAGCGCACTTGTTCCCTATCGCCTCATTCAATCGGATGCCGCGCTCTGCATTCGCCTTGGCTGCCTCCGGGTAGTCTGAGTATGATTCGAAGTTCCTCTTCTCCCAATAGCTGTAGCAGATGGCCGCTGCTTGCTCCTGCTCCTTACCTTCTTCCAGGAGTGCCGGAATGCACCGGCCGATGAATTCGGATTCTTCCTCACCTGGTCGCGGCTCTACGAATTCTTCTTTGCTGAAGAAATGGAAGTCTTCTTCTATTGCCGGAGATTGCACCAGGCTAACCTGAGTCAGGCCATCGCCATCCTCAATTTCCAAATAGTATATTGGCTCTGCCATCATTAGTAATGTATCACTTTCGTTTTTGTTCGGTAATCATGGCCTCAAAAGAGATGGCAATCTTCTGCCCCATTGCCCTTCCGAGATACTCACTGAATTCATTGAAGGTATCGTCGTTGATAATCTTGGAGAAGAACTTATTCCCCTTGTATCCCCTTGTGTGAATCTTCCTGGCGATTGCCTTGGCGAGAGACAAGTTCTTCTCTGCCCGGGTCTTGCCTGGCTGATCATCTACGGATATGCCTTTCTGCGATATCCATCCGGTTGGGCCTGATAATGCCCTCACCACTTCCCCATCTCCGCTGTTGCGAGTCTTCTTCCTGTCACCATCTACCCATTGGTAGTGTTCAGCAGCCTGTATTCTTCCGATGACAATGTCTCCTCTCTTCACCACAGGCACAGCAGCCAATGATTGATACAGGCTCTTACTCGCCCGACCGGATGTCGGATTGCCTGGCATCTTGGAATTGAGAAGGCTTGTCTCAAGTCTCTTGGTAGTGTATTTGGACCACCCATCTACCAGGTCAGACAGAAGGTCTCCGGTGAATGTGGGCTGCTCTATCTCAGCCTTGCCCATCCGATTGAGTGCCTGCCGCTGTAGGGCTGTCAGTTTGCCATTCATATCACTGAAACTCCTCTATTCTGCCTGACTCTGCGCTGTGTATTGGTGATGTCACCCTCAGTCACATAGACTCTGTTATCGAATTGCCCTGCGAACTGAGTCCCTCCACCCAATGAACTTGCCGCGCTCTGCAATTGTGGAACACCTCTGCCTGGTGATGGAGCAGGAACATTGCCGCCTCCTGCCGGATTGCCGGATTTCACGATGCGGATGGCCCTGGCTGAATTGGTCAGTATCACAGCAGAGATGGCCGCGAACTTCGCGAGACCGGCAAGACCACCGGTCACCTGGTTGTCTACAGATGTGGTAGATTGCGTATTCTTCAATGCAGCCATCAATCCTGTGCCGGTATCGTATGCGATCTGTGCGAGTGCAATTGCCTTCGCTGTCTTGGAGTTTTGCCCTGCGATATCCGCGATGGCATTCAGGGAAGAAACTACATTCTCTTCCAGAGTCTTCTTGAACTCTGCCTGTGCCTGAAGCATCTTCCGCTCATTGGCAAGACGAGTCTCAGCCGCCATCTGCCTGCCCTTTTCAAATTGGTCAATGACATCCTGCCTGCGCTTCTCTTCCTCCAGACGCTCTTTCTCCAATCGCGCATCCGCATCATCCAATAGCTTCTGCTGCCTCGCTGCTTCCTCCGCTGCTGCCTTTTCATCGTCAAGTTTCTGCTTGGCTGCATCGGCTGCATTCTTAACTCGCTTCTCTTCCTCCTCCTTCAGCCGTTGCGTTTCCTCCTGTGCTGCCTTGACTCTTTCATCCGCAGCCTGCTTGTCCATCTGTTTTATGGCCAATTTGTGACCGGCCACAGTATTCTGCATGGAGACCAATTCATCATTCATGGCCTTCTCATTCTCCGCAGCTTCCCTCTTTGTCTCTTCTGGATCGAAGACAAGATTGGCTGTGCTGTCCAATAACCCTTGGAATGTTTTGCCAAGCCCTGTGTCGTATCCGAGTTTTTCCGCAATAAGGTCAATTGTATCAAGAATAAGTCTGGTTGGCGCATTGATGAAATTCAATATGCCCAAGAGAATGTCCTTGTTCCTCTGTGCTGCGGCTATCTGTGATGTCGATTGTGCCTTGGATGTAGCAATGACTGCCTTCTGATTGTCAATTGCTGTCTGTAGTGCTGCAATCTTCAGATTGAGAATATCGCGCTCCGATTTCCCCTGTAGCTTGAGGATATTGTCCTGAGCATCCAGAGCATCTACATTGTCTTTGGATGCCTTCAGCCTTGCCTCCTGACTCTTCAGCAAGTCCTTGTCTTTTTTCGCTACGCCATCAATGGACAGATCAAGATTCTTGAACACTGCCACAAGAGCAGTCACACCGGCAATGATGACTCCGATTCCGAGTGCTGTGCCGATGGCTCTGGCTGCTCCGGCTGCTGTGGTGAATGCCGGTACTACCTTGGAATAGATGGTCTTGGGGATA